GAAGCCACTGTCTCCATCAGTTTCATTGAGGATGATCGTGGGCCCGATGGTAGAGATCGTGATGTTGCCGGTAAAGGTATTAGATGCGGATAGCAGGGGCACAACCGCCGTATCAACCAGCAGGTCTGTACCGGAAGTCGTAAGGCCCGTGCTAAGATCATACGCGATGGCGATACCGCCGGAATCATCCCATCCGAGGATGCGATCATCGTTCGGGTCCGTAAGTGCTTGGATGTCGCCAACCATTCCAGCGTTATAGTCCGCCCAGTTGGCTACCCGCAGCGGCGTCATAAGGACGACGTTGCTGGACTCAGCCTCGGCATTAGCCTGGGACGCAAGATCAGTGGAATCGTACTTGGTTGCGACGGCAGTCTGGATGGCCGTGAACTCCGCATCCACATCTGCTCCCAGGATGATCTTTTCGGGATCGCCCGTCGTCAAAGCATCCTTAGCGGAGAAGTCGGTAATAGGAGTATAGTCTGACATAGTTATCCTTTCAGTCGTCCAATCTTGGCCAGGAGATCAATTTGCTGGACAGAGAACTGCCCCCCGTTAATGATAGCCTCCATACCAACCTTAATGAATTCACCCGTACCTGCGCCGGCCACCTTCTTGTCGGTAAGGTCCACTCCGCCCCCCCATTCCCCGATACCGAACTCGGATGAGCCCCACTCCCCAGTACCTCCCGTGGTGGTCCACGTAAGAGTCTGTTGCCGGAAGATCGTGGAGAAGTCGAAGGCCCACTTAATGATGACTGAGGTGTTGAGGTCGAAGAAGAACAGGCCGTTGATACGCTTGAGGATGATGAGATAGCCCTGCTGAGTCAGGTCTAGCCAACCGGACTCGTACATCATTCTGTAGCTGGCCCCGTCGTCCGTGCCGCCCGTGTAATTACCAAGCTCACCCGTGACCGAGTGCAGGGCCATCAGAAGATTACCCTCGTCGTGTCGCGGAATGATGACCGTCGGAACTAGCTGGTTCCATATACCGATGCACCGAGCAGACCCGTCCTGGAGCGGAGAAGTCGTATCGAAGATAAAGACCTTCCCGACCTCGTCTCCTACGCTAGGCGCACTCTCTACAGGGAGGGATAGAATGTAGAACCTCTCCTTCGGGGAGAAAGCGCTACGGATGCGCTCGATATCGAATGAACCGTTGTCGATGCTGTCTCGAAGGAAACCCGAGACGTTCTTGGACAGGATGCTGAGGTTACCGGATTTCTGTTCCACCACGATCCGGTTGAACGACATGAGTTCCCGGTTGTTCGCGACGAACCACAGATCGCCAGAGCAGTTCTGAAGGGTCTCCTGGTGGATAAGCCCGACGCCAGGGATGGTGTCTATTACGATCATCTGGGCGGGGTCGATGCCCAATTCGGAGCCCGTCTGGTCGGCCCACACCGCGATGTTGCGGGAGCCGAACACAATGAATAAGTTGTTGAAGGCGGTGAGACCTACGACATGGTCGTTGTCGAGCCAGATAGAGGACATATCCAAGGAGCCTCCCCCGGTCCAGTTCGTGGCACTCAGGAGGGCTGTGTACTTGATCGTGGTGCCGTCAGAGGCTACGCCCCACACGCGCCCGAAGGCTGCCGTACCGACTCCGCCCATAGGGGCTGCGGCGTCCGCCGTCTGGGAGCTAGTCGAGCCGTCGGTGTTGAACGGCTTCTCTCCGTCCTGGAACCCCACGACGACGTCGTTGAAGTTCACCATATACCAGTGGCCGTCCGTGAAGGCTGCGGTCCCGGTGATATCGGAGAAGGTGTCGCCGTCATCGGCGCTCACGAGAACCTTGGTGGCCGTCGTCACGACGATGGCATTTGTGCCGTCGCGCTTACGATACTCTATACCGCTGACGAACTTGGAGCCATATGCAGACGATGTAACTGAGTCCCACCCTCTCCGAGCTGCTACGCGCCCGCTCGAATCAATGACGGTATTCTCTAGCCTAGTAGCCCATTCCGGACCCAGTACCGATCCCTTCGCCTGGGTGTTGAGGCCCAGGAAACCGGGAACAGTTAAAGGTAGTTGGGCGACGGGAGCGCCGCCGTGGGCTCGTGGAGTAGGCACTGTGTTACCCTCTATACCAGTCGAATCGTCCCGTAGATTGTTCGTGCACGAACGCTCGCTCGCGCTCAGCAGCCAATGACTTCATGTACCTAGTCTCGGCAATTCCGCCCGGCTCTCCGATCTCCTCCCCGCGCTCATTGAACGCTAGCCACAGAGCCCCCAAATATATAGGCCGGTTAGGAATATAGATTTCGGTGCCGTCCGTAGAGCCGTCAACCTCTAAGTCCTCTTCCGGGACAGACCAGATCGTGTTGACGTAGTAATCGGAGGCGACGGGCTTTGGCCAGAACTGTAAGGTCCAGGCGTTAGTGGTGCCTAGTCGAACCGAGGCATGCGTCGGAAAATCCGCCGTTGCGTCGCCGACTGTATTGGCCAATAGGTGTCGCTGCTCATCAGCTAGCAATGTAACTTGCTTGCTGTTGGTAAACGACGAGTCTTCACTAATATGAATATCGGGGTATCCATCAGCTCGAACACGCAAAGCACTACGTTCGGTAGTAATATTGCTTCCAACGAGTACCGCGCCGCCACCTGAAGTCGTAGCGTCCAGGGCATAACCAGTTTGGTTGGCGACCGTCTGAAACTGTACAGTTTTAATGGTTGAGGGCCAAGGCCACTCTTCAGATACTTCTCGGTGGATATCAGACACGAACTCGCCAATAAGCTGGGAGTACGCAGTCTCATCGATAGAGGTGACCGCATCTTCTCGAAGTCGGAGGAGAACCTTGTTTACGATTTCGAGATGAGTTGCCATCAATGCCTCTTTATAATAGGGGCCCGATATATCCCTCGGGCGAACGGGTTTCTAGCGGAGTAGTGCTAGAGGTGTCTTACAGCGGGACCGCGACCGCGATGCCAGCCTCGGGACGCAGGATGCCCGTATCGAAGATGAGGTCGGCGGTGAACAGGTCACCCAACCACTCTTGCTTATACTGGGTCTGCGTGCGGGGACGCATCTGCTCGATCAGCACCAGCGATTCCTTCTGGAACAGAAGGGCCGCTCGGCCAGTCGTGCCGTAGCTCGTCGGACCGGACGCCGTCAGCGTCGCGCAGTTCGTCGAGACGTAGAACTCGACACCGTACAGGTCGCCAATGCGGCCGTTACGAATCGAGTTGCCCATCCCCTGCTCGCCCACGAACGCCTGTTCCGTGAATCGCGCAATGCCGAGAAGGTTCTTCTTCTCGCCAGGCGGAACCACAAACACGCGGCCGCGGCCGGGGGTGTCGTTGTCGTCCAACTCACGGACCAGAAGGCGGATGCCCTCGTCCGTCAGGGAGGCAGCGTTACCGTCCGTCGAGTTGCTGTACGCGACCAGCGCGCCAGCCGACGGGGTACCGATGACAGCCTTCGAGTAGGACGAGCCGGCGACCGTCGGGCTCGCGTCGGCGCCAGCGAACTTAGCACCTTCCGCGTGGAGGTTGATGTCAACCCGCTGCGCAAGGGCATAGCCCGCATCGTCCGTGTAGAACTGCCGGAGCGTGTCGGACGCCTGGATCGCGACGATATCCTCGATCAAACGGGAATACTCCCAGTGCTCGTTGATAGCGTACGTCGAACGACCTTCATCGTTCGCGATCAGCGTGACTTGCGTCTCCGCAGCCTTAGCCGAGGCCGAGCCACGGACCGGACGCGGGACATGGACGTTGTCGCCCTTACGGCCGACGAAATCCATATGAACCACGAGCGGGACCATGACCTGGTTCGCCTTATACGCGGCGACCACCTCGTCCGTCCAAAGCTCCTGCATGAAGGCGCTCGTGCTTGTACCACGACCACTTCCACCCTGGGCTTCTACGGTAGTAACATGATTAGTACCTAGTGCCATTTGAAATTACCTACTAGCTTAGTCTGTGATACGGCCCTCTTGGTAAGCTTGGTAGATAGCTGCGCCGTGCGCCTTCAGGTAGGCTTCCGCGTCGCGGTTACCCATCTTCGCTGCAATCTTTTTTCGCTCCAACTCGTGGCGAGAGAACGTCGGGACGTGCTCAATATCCACGGGGCTCGAAGATTCCAACGAGGCGTTACGGAACTGCTGCTCTCGATTGGCCTGGTCTTGGACTTGCGTCACAACACCCTTCCGTTCGTACCATAGTTCCAACAGGTCGTTTGCCGAATCCAAGTCGTAGGAATCCGCAGCTCGGGCCAGCTTCAATCGGACGGGGCTCTGTTTGACCCATTCAAGAAACTCGGGCTTTTTGGCTTCCGCCGTCCAGCCTGGGTACTTCTTTTCCAGGGCAACCACAACTCCATTCGCTCGGTAGCTAGCTAGCTCCTTCTCCAACGCCTCGACTCGTTCAGACGTTTCTTTAGTTGATCGCTTTACGACCGTGCCGATTGCGGCAGTCGGGTCCTCGTAAAGATCGTCAACTGTAATCCCCTTCTCCGGTTGTTCCGGCGTCGGGGGCTCTTGCGTCTTAGGCTGCGATTGTAGCTCAAGCAGGGTGGTCGTCGTTTTACGCAATTCCCCAAGCTCCTGAGCCTGAGTGCTATTCATCCGTTGCAGTTCTGCAAAGGACTCCATAATCTCCTCGGGCGACTTTCCAGCGAACCGCGTCTTCACGCTGTCCGGGATTTCGTAGGTTTTGCTTGGTTGCGTGACGGCCTGAAGCTCTTGCGTCACCTGATCTTGCTTCGCTTTATAATCCGCGTACTTTGCCATTTACACAAACTCCTGAGCTAGTACGGTGTTGTTCCGTATTGTCTAGCGATCACGACGTCCGGGAATTAGTCGGATTTCCGTCGTGCCATTTGACGATGCATCTTATCCCACTTATCTATTGCAGTAGGAAGACCGGACTGTACGCCCATGTTGTAGTAATCCAGCCGTGCGGTGTTAAGACGTTTCTTAGCCATCTTGCCGCACTTCGGACACTTCGCCGTGTGACGCTCGTCCATTGACCGAAATTCGTCAAAAGTTTCGGTACAATTCTTGCAATGGTAGTCATACAGTGGCATGACTATTCTCCATCATTATGCTGTTTGCGCAACGCTTCGAGAAGCGCGGGGAAGTTAAGGAACTCCGAGAGAACCGCTTGCGCACCCTGGGCCCTACAGACATGCTCCCAAGACTCGAAGTCCTGTAGCTTGTCCTTGAGTTCGTTGATCCTATGTCTACAATCTGCTTCCAGTAGCCGCCACCCTGGGTGACCGATGAAGTCCTCCATTGTGTCTAGCCACGGGTCTCTTGCCTTTGCCATCTCTACTCCTTGGGCTTACTGTCTTTCTTCTTGTCCTTCGACTGCTTTTCCTTAGACTCGTTGCCTTCTCGGGACTTCTGCATGTCTAGGGCTTGGCCTTCTCGGGCAATCTGATTACCTTCGCGTGCCACATGTACCTGCGCTTCGCTGACCTTTGCCTTGTGAGCGCCTGTCGCAGCATTCGCCGCGAGGATTTCAACCTTATCATCTTCGAGGTCCGCCTCAATCATCGTCTTGAACGTCTTGGCCTTGGTCAATTCGACTTCCGCCAACGTCTTCTGGGCCTTAGCTATAAGCTCCTGCATCTCCGCTACCGCAGCCTTGATCTGTAGATCGCCCATCATCTTCTGTTGCTGCTGCTCCTCCGGAGTCGGGGGCTTCATCAACGAGTCGATAGCCGCCTTCAACTGCTTCTTCTCCGACGAGGCCGTGTTCTCGAATAAGGCTTTCAAAATAATTAGGTGCGCCGGGCTCTCGGGGGGAGTGAATCCCAGCATCTGGATAAGTTGCTGGTTTTCGACTTCCTTCGCAATGATTCCCATACTGGAACGGACAGTGAACACATAGTCCTGTCCGTAGCGCTGGGGGTCGAATTGGAGATATCGCCATGTAGCCTTCCTAATGAGCGGGTTCAGGAACTGCCGCTCGATGTTCTGCATCGTGCGCTTGGTGCGCTTGAGTGCGCCCGCGAGCATCATAGACATGCCGCCGGCCGTCTCGTTCCGTCGTGAGATACCAGTCGGGGTCATGGAGTCCATAGCTCCAGTACCCATTTGCACCATGCGCTCTAAGTCGCCGGTGTGCTGAAATGTGGCGCCCAACTGAGCCGGGTTACCGAAGGCAACGGGCTCATAGACCTCGGACGGACGCCCTCGGGTAAACACCGTCTTACCGGGTCTAACCGATAGCTCGGGGTTGCGAGGAAGCCGCGTGATATCCGCTCCCATCATAGGCGCAGTCATCAACGCCAGAGCGTCAATACGTGCGCGAAGTTCGGCATCCAGCGCCTTCTGGGGATTGTACCCCTTCTCGCTGATGCCTCGGCCCCAGAACTCGCCAGGAACAGAATCGTGCTGATAGGCCACTATCGGACGATCACCCATCACGAAAGGATTCTTTACGGCACGCAACAGCGTACCTTCGTTGGCAACCACGACAATCGCCTCAACGAGGCCCTTGGCCTCTGTCTTGTCGTCCTTGCCCTTCAGGAATCGGGCCGGGACTTTGCCGTAATACTCGGTCACGAGTACCGCGTTGTCGTCCGGCTGGAAAGAAGAAGTCTCGCCAGTGCCGGTTGGGTTACCAGTCTTGTTCCCGTTGTACGTTCCAACGAAGCCGGCGCGGTAGATACCCGCTGTTTGCTTCTCAAGAATCGTATGACGGGGCTTCACAATCTCGTGTGCGCAGAACATGGCCGATTCGATATCCGTGGCCGAAGGGTCGATCACGAACTCGTCCGGGCGGATAGCCTCCACCGTGACCTTTTTCTTTTTGGAGGTCTGGGGGCCTTGCTGCGTGAACACCTTCTCCACGCGCTCGATGACGTTCAGCTTCGCGATACCCGTGCCGTAGATGGCTCCCATCAGGAAGCACTTGGCAATCGCGTCATCGACGCCCATGAGGGCGAAATCTTCCAGGAGGTTGTCCCTAGCCTGGACCACGTCTTCGTTCTGCTGGTCGAGGTTATCGTCGTCCACCTCAAACCACGCTTCCTTGCCGAACACCGCTTCCTCTATCTCCGCGACGTTGGCTTCGATGGCCTGTTGCAGGGCAGGCGCAATTAGCCTCGAACGCTCCGATGAGTTGTTCTTGTCGTTGTCCGTCCAGAAGCCGCGCCACAGGCGGGTATACTCTTCCCACCGCTTGGCGTACTTGGAGTCCCGTTGCTCGCGAGCGTGTTTGACACGCGAGACGACCCAAGATACTAGGGCGCCTCCGGAATCGGATTCCTCCGGCTTCTTCGCGTCATTCTCACCCGTCGGGTTTGGAATCATGCTACAGTCCTTTAGGTCGCGACGTTATCTTCTCGGACGTTCGTCAGGACTAGCGTACCGTCTGCCGTGTCACGAATGACCCGGACGTAGTCCCCTGGGATACGCACTAGGCCCCAGAAGTTAGCCGGC